GATTTCAAAATATCATATGCGTCACCACGCCCAAATAGCTTCGAAGCTATTTCATAATATGGTGATTCATATACCTTTGTCTTTTCTTTTTGATTACCTGGTAAAAACCCCATATCTCTTGTGGGAACCACTGACCGAACAATAAACAGCTTTTGATAGTCTGTTACCTTATTCATAATGTCTCTTAAAGCAAGATACATACCAACAAACGTTTTGCCAGTTCCAGCAACACCTGTCATCACTAAGTTATAACCTTCCTCATACGCCTCAAATGCGTCTTTTTGAGAGTCAGTCATAGGAACGATTTTCTTTAAGGAGAAAGAAGAATGAGGGTTTATGTTTCCTTGTTTATCCAATACTTTCTCCTGCCTTAGCAATCTTTTCTGTCTTTTTGTTAGTCTTGGTTTTTGTAAAGACATGCGGTTTCCTAGAAGTTGTTGGTGATTTTACCTCGTCTCAATAGTAGATCTATGATAACGCTTCTTGATATTTTTTAGTAATGAGTTGAATGAATCGGGTGTTTTTGTAACTCCTACTCTGACAGAATCTACGATTCCTGGGGTTGATAGTTGTAACTTGACTGACGGATTATCAATCAAGTATTGTTCCATTTCTTTGATTGACATAAAAGAAGAAAACGATTCTTCTGTTTCTTGGTTGAAAAAGTTATATGTGGGCATTATTGTTTTACCATTATATTGTAGATTTCTTTCCAATTATTGACACTGATTATCTTATCGTTTTGATAATCAGCAGTTTCTTCATTTTTGAGAAGAATAGATTTGAGTCCAAGCGAAGCTCCGATTTCAGCATTATCAATACGATCCTCAATCCAATACAACTGAGTGTTTTCAAATTTACGAAGATATTCTGTTTTATCTCCCATACATTTGATGGACCAAACGAAATCGAATACTGTATCGCCAAAAACTTCTTTGAGATTTCTTTCTCTCAGTTTTCCAGTATATATGTTATCTGAAAGGCTTGTGATTACGCCAAATACATATCCATGCTTATGAAGATATCGTACATATTCGAGAGAATCTTTGTATGGTGGAAGAAACCCAATATAAGAAGAGTTGTTGTACTCTTCTAAAAGGTTACGAGTATAAAATGGACTTAAGGACCAAAAATCTTCAAGGTTGGTAACACCCTTTTTCCTCAAAAACTTTCTAAATCCGTGCGACCAATCTAAAAGAACTCCATCACAATCAGTTAGTATCAGTTTTCTCATAAGCCCTCTTTAGGAATCGATGTAAGATTCTTTAGCTCTCAACTTATTTTTTCGAGCTCGACGAAGCGATTGACGCTTCTTATCATACCTTTTCTTATCACTTTTTTCAAACTTATTTTCGTCAAACCATTCGCGAAAAGTATGATCTTTTTTTGACATAAAACTTACTCTTTTTCCTTTTTACCAAGTTTGATGATCGGACCAAATGCCTCATTGATAGTTGCGGCAGTTAGACCTTTGAGTGGCTTTCTTTGAATCATTTTGACGAGAAGCTCGGCATCGTCTTTATCCACAGTTTCAAGCATTTGAATGAACAGCTGCTCTTTGCGTATCTGACTCAAACCTTTAGCTTCTGGGTGGTCTTTAATGAAATACTTGAGCTTTCTTGCTTCTCGATACAGCATACCGTGAGACTCACTAATCTCAGATGGAATATATGGAGGAACTGTTGTCGGCAAAGAAAGCTCAAAGGTGTTCTTATCATACATTAAGACTAAAATGTTTCGCAACTCTACAGAGTTATGCTGCTTCAAAAACTTTACTTTGTCTTCTTTTTTAGAGATTGTACATGTTGTATTCACGATTTCAGATAAGGATAATGTCATCAAAACTCCGATATATGTTCAGTTAGATTTTTCAACTTTTTTGCCATAAAGTAAAAAAGCATCTTTTCTCGAGATTTCTTTTGCCTGTTTTCAAACATTTCAAGAATCTCATTTTGTAGACCTTCCGGAACTTTACTCAAGTCAATAAGTGTTTCGTTTCGAAGGTATTTAGTTTTGAGAGATTCTTCGCCTGTTTTTGGATTTTCTTTTTTCCAAGTATCAATACGCTTTTTTGTGATTGGCTTTTGACGAATCCCCATTACAAGAGAGTTATCATCAGATAATACGTTTGGAATACCATCGCCAACATCGCCTTTGATGATATGTTCAAACATATATTCTTCCGGATTGAGAGTATAAACCCACTTTTTCCTAGTGGGATCAAACTGCTTCACGTTGGCATATTTATGGAGTTGGATATAATCCTTATCTCCAGAAAGAATGAGAATCGGCTCACCGTTACTCATATAAGTTCCGTAAGTATGACAAAGAGTGCCGATGATATCATCAGCTTCTGTCTTGTTCACCTGAAGCACGTTATAAGGAAGAAACTCCTTTACTTCATCTCGAACATTATTGATGAACTGAAAAATTCTATTCCAGTCAAGCTTGGACTCTTCTCGATTCTTTTTTCGGTTTGCCTTATAGTAAGGGAAAAAGTCTTTTCGCCAGTAGTTTTTGTCATCGGCGCAAAGAATCATTTCGCCATACTCAGAACCAAACTTGAGACGATTTGAGCGAATTGAATTGAGGAAGATATGCCGAAACATATCTTCCGTATCATCTTGAATTTTCTCAAGATTTTTTGGGCCAATAGAGACCATTACAGTACTGATCAGTACCTGATTGAGATCAACCAAAATCATATTTCTATTCCTTTTACAATCTACTTGTAGTATATTATATATTTTGGATTATGTCAATACTGATTGTAAAAAAGATTCCCATTCTCGAGTTCTAAGTTCCCAGTTATACACTGAATCGGCAACATACTTATCTCGAAGATTTTTTGCTTGGATTACGTCTTTACGCTCAATATGATATAGGATTACCGTTTTCAGTAACGAATAAAATCGGTTCGCGTTATCCTGCGCATTCTCAGTAAACTGATACATGTGCGTGAGTCCAAGAGACGTCTCAGGTAACGCGGCAAAAGAAGAATGAACGCAAGAAAGTCCGGCCGACATAGCCTCAATCAAACACAGACAAGAGGTTTCTTGCCAAATAGATGGATACGCAAAAATATGAGACTTTGTAATAGCTTCTCGAATCTCATCATTAGATACAGATTTGTAGTAGTTTACCTTTGGATGCGCTCTCAAAGCATCAATCAATTCTCGATGTTGTTCATCTCGCTGAGCCCATCCATACAACTGAAAAGAAGAATAAACGTCCAACTCAATATCATCGAACTCTTTTGCTAGCTGAGCAAATACGTGGTAGAGAATATTCAAACCACGATGAGGAGTTGAGGTGTAAATCAGTCGAATCTTATCAGTTGGCTTTGTATGCGTTTGAATAGGCTCAATAGCATTTCGCATTACTCTACCAGCGCTGAATGGAACGCCAAGATATGCGTTATACATTTGCTGTTGCCAGTTTGAAACGAATACAAGCGAATCATACTTTTCCCAACCACCATCTTTCAAATGCTGAACTTCTGGGTCGCCAGGCAAATCGTGACAAACCAGAATCTTTTTGAGATCGTCTCGAAGTTCACGAGGTCTTGAGTGAATGATTTGAAAATATTGAAGTAAATCTGGCGAGATTCTTTGATGCATTCCAGTTGCGATAAGTTCGGTACCGCCCATCGCTTTTTGATTCGTTTCGTTACGAATCAGTTCTCCAGCTACAATCTCCACCATTTACTTGTTCTCCAAACTACTTACAAGACTATCTCGAATTTGACGAACAAACCAATTTTGAGGCATTTGATCGACCTTATCTAAAAGAAACTGAATATGTTCTTTTTCAAGAGAAAAACTGCCTTTAGTCACAGTGTAGTCTCTGGATTCAAGTTCTTCAATAAGTTCTAAGTCTGTAAACTCATCAATGTAATCCTCAATATCAATCTCAACTGTCGTGTCAATCAATATAGACATTTTACAGTCCTTTTGGTAAACTCACGTTATCAAACATTCGTAGTCGATCAAATCTAAAAGAGCGCCACTGACTTAGGTCTAAATCCCATACAGCAACACTATCCACATTTTCTTTTCGAGAGTTTCCTGCTGGCTTTTCAATAATGAAATCTGGCTGAAGAGTTGCATGCATCACACGATTTGACCCATCGCTCTTCTGAAACTCAATAAACACACAAGATGTACGAAGCTTTTCCACCACTTCAGTTCGCGTCATTATTCTTTTCCTCTTCGATAGCTTTGTTGATGCGATCGGATAGTTGGTTATATCCACGTAGTTTTTCAAATCCCCACAAAATCTGAGGAATAGTGTTATCGTTTTTGAATACCTTTTTGAATCGTGTAACGTTTTCCTCAATCATAAGATCTTTGTAAACGTATTCAAATCCAAGACTTTCGAGTAGCTGTTTTGACTTGTTACACCAAGAACAGTTATCTACTCCGTAAACTTCAATCACTTTAGATTTCCTTTTAGGTTGTAAACAAAATTGCTATTCAGCCTTTTCATTTCAAATGAATTATCGCTGTAATAGACATTCTTCAATTCAAAGTCATCAATACATTTTTGACAACCAGAACAAGGTTTTGAGAGTCCAAACGACCACTTTTTCCTTTTTGGAGGCGGATCTATCTTCGCTCTTACAACGTATAGATCGCACTTCTTCAAAGTGTCAACGTCTATGACTCTCAAAGAGTTTTTGATGGCGTGCGTCTCGGCATGAAAAAATACCGAGTGCTGATTTTTTGAATAGGTTTTTTGAAAAGGATGTGACTTGAGATGTGAATGACCAAATGAGACAACTTTGTTCTTATAAACAACAGCTGCCGCAACTCTTCCGTTTTTCATATAGTCGATAGACTGAGCCATTTTGAAGAGAGTATTCACAATCTCAGTATTCATATCACAACCTAGTGCTAGTGACCTGATTCAAAAAATCATCAAAGTCTTCAAAAACAAGTTCGTTATACGTGATAACGAAATCATTTTCATTATAATCTTGATTGTAAACCACACAATATGATGCGTTATTTCTTTTTACATTATTGATAAAGGAATCCACATAAGAATTTCCTTCAGAACAATACATCGCATATTTACTCATAGCTAACTTCTACTTCACCTTTCTTCTTTGGTGGCCGAGCCCAGTCTTTGTAAGTCCTGTTTGCAGTCACATTGAAAGCCTTTTGAATACGTTTTGGAGTTGGACTACCCTTTTTCCATGAGTCAAAGGCATTCAAAACTTTTTCAAGTTCAGACCTTTCACGTCGAACAGCTTTACTCAAACTCTTGTTAGAACCAACTGAACCTTTTGAAACATAGTGTTTCCCAGAAGCCTTTTTACCTTTTGCCATTCATATTCCCTTTATACTATAAGATTTGATGATTGTAAAGTGTTATTTCGAATAAAAGATGTGACGTCCGATTTGGACCTGTTTTTGATAAACCTTTGACCAATATGGACTCACATAATCAGCATGATACCAAAGAGAGTTTTGAGTCATATTTGCTTCACCGTTCAGCCGAGCGTTTATGACATCAAGAGCAATATTATAAGCCTGTTCAAATCCTTTTTTGTCTTCAATCGTTTCAGGCTTACCATCACAAAACCAAGAAAATTGGCATTTATGACGTATTGGATTGCCAGCTGAATCAAGTTTCGCATCATATATCACGTCACAAATAGTGTCTGGAAACTTTTTTGAATCAACTCGATTCAAAACGACTTCCATAATCGCTTTCTTTTCTTTTACCTTTTGATTGTTTGCCTCAAAGTATATATTTTTTGCGGCACAATAAAGTTCTTTTTGAAGCTCTTTTTTGGCTTCGTTTAATCTATTTGTATGCTCATTTGTTTTTGCGATTCCTTGATAAGTGAAAAAAGCGGCAACAGAAAAAACGATAATACCGTCAAAATATCGAATCAGCTTTTTTGTCATTATCAAGCCTCACGCAGTTTTGGTCCGGGTAGACGGATTCGAACCGCCGACCTGATGCTCCCAAAGCACCCGCTCTACGCAAACTGAGCTATACCCGGTAATGGCGCTCCCTGGAGGATTCGAACCCCCGACCCACGGAGTAGAAATCCGTTGCTCTATCCAGCTGAGCTAAGGGAGCATTTACTCATATTACTTTTTTAGACACGTATCGAGAGCCAGCTTCCATAGCTTCTTTATAAGTGTCTCGAGAAAGGTAAGCTACAGGATTTTCGCCTTGATAGATGATAACATGATACACAACTGGATTTGCGAAATATCGCCTATTCCTTGTTCCTAGAACAAAGTTTTTTCCGCCGTAAGCAACATCATCATAGGTTTCACCTGGATAAAGGCGATTCTTTTCGTCCAAAAATACGTTTTTCGAAAGATGATATTGACCCTGTTCAACAACATAAGTTAGCATCGTAAGTTACCTTTCATACATCGTAAACAAAAGTTGGTACACGTGCCAGGATTCGAACCTGGACAAGCCGCTAATCTGGCGCTACGGGATATAAGTCCGCTGTTCTACCGTTAAACTACACGTGCATAAGATTGGTGGCGGGAGAAGGATTTGAACCTTCGTCAACGGATAATGAGTCCGTGCTGGAACCAAACTCCAGTCTATCCCGCATCAAAAGTAAACATGTAGATTAGTGTAAACACCACCACTACCGTTTTGAAGCACCGAACCATTGATCACATAAGTGTTCATATCAGTGGTTCGGACCTCAACAGAAATATCGTTTCCATATTTAGCTCTCACATTTTGAATCTTAGCCTCAAAAGGAATGTCAAGATATTTTCCAGTGACCCACTTACCGACGCCATCAGACCAAAGAGCGTTCATAAAAGAGTTCATATCAGTTTCCTTTCAGGATCAGAAGGCTTACGCCTCATATTAGTAATATAAGGTTTCTGAGGTCAGATGTAAAGCTCTTTATTCATCAACTTCATAAAAAATTTCAATAGCCTTTTCCGGATTGTCCATTGAAATGCATTCTTCAATAACAGATTGAAGAGGATGGTCAATATTCTGATGTCTCAAAATAGACGCATTCACGACCTCAAAAAGATAAAAGATATCCTTTGCGAGATTGGGATCGGAACGCATGTTAAAACCATAACTCTCAAGAAAATCTATGAGTAGCGTTGTTGCTTGATAGGAAAGACTTTCAGACACCTCAATCATATCTGTTTCTGCTTTCTTTTCGATTTCCTCAAGAGATTTTGGAGGAACGATTTTATTTGGTTTTGGAAACAGAATAACATTATCCATATTGTTCTCTCCTAGTTGAAGATTTTTAGAATGATTACATCATCACTACCTCGACCGTTCAATCCTTTCGGTTTTGAAGGAAGGTTTTCTATCACCTTGATTGTTTTGGCTTTGGTTGTTTTCAAAACTTCAAGCAAAACTTGTTCGGGCTTTCGAGTTCCTTTACGGATACTCTTTTCCTCATCATATCCGTATATAGTGTTTCCCTTTACCTCAAATCCCTTTTCGTCTTTGCTGACGAACAAAGTGAAGTATCGATACTTCGTATTGAAAGTGAGGACATGATTAGCACCGACAATACGAGAAGGATCAATACTTTTCAATTTGTAAGTATTGTCTTCCTTTTTGAACTTGTATCGAGAAACAATTTTCTCAACGGGAACAGGCTTTTTTGTCCGAGGTTTCCGAACAACAACCTTTTTGGCGCCGACATACCTTTCAGCGTCATTAAGGATATTTTGAAGATAAGCCCTCATCCTTTTTCTTTCGCGAAGCCCAATGAACGAATAGGCTTCAACTAGATCAGCACTCTTTTTGTCGATCAGCTCATCATATTCGCCAATCAAAGAAGCATACTTTGATAAGATCTTTTTTGCCAAGGCTTGAGAAGCATTCTCAAGCCTGAGAGTATTGTATAGAGAAAACTCCGGATCGGAACTATCCAAAGCAGTTTCTATCAGAGAAAAGATCTTATCTTCCTTTATAGCCGCAAGATCGATTTTCTTTTCCACCAAAGTTTTTTGAGTTTTTTGAAGTGAAACCTTTTCCGGAATCGGATAGGACTTGACCTTCTTCAAAATCCACTGCTTTTGGTCTTCGGTCAGTTTATAGCCTCGAGAAGCCATGCGGCACATACCGCCAACAGCTGACGAAAACCAGGTCGGAGATACATCATTCAAATCTCGAGCGTCAATTTTGACGCTTTTCAGATAAGAAAGAGTCCAGGTTTTGAACTTCTTGTTATCACCGTTTTCGTTGTACCAGTTGATGCACTCAATATACCGAACCTTTGACAGCACGGCATTATCGGCAAACGGACCTGGTTCACCATCGCCTTGATTGGTCAGCTTATATTTACGAGTCTTAGCTTTCCTAGCCATATCATCACCTTTCGCGGTTCATAAATATAATATAAGGTTTCTGGCCTTAGATGTAAAGCTCTTTTTTATCTTTTTTCACTTTTTGATATGGAACTTAGCATCCAACGCATTTTCTCATGATAATCAATACGGTCCTCTAGAAAATTCACAAGACCGTATTGGCTCATAGAATCCGCCAGATTTCGAGTATCATATAACTCGGCAATCAGAATATCGTTATCAGAAGCAAGCTTGACAAACATAAAGTGCGGTGAAGGAATGTTTGTCTCATCTGAGATACGAGTCAGTTCAGAAAATCTTTTGAGAGAACCTGGAGCATACTCACCAATTGCTCGAATATGTTCTGCATATAAGTCTACAGAATCGTGAAGTTCTTCATAAAAATCCCCAAAAAACTTATGATACTGAGCAAAGTCGGGACCAGTAACGTTCCAATGATAGTTATGAGTTTTCAAATATAATGAAAACACCGAAGCCAAAACTGACTTCATTTGTTCAACAAGTTCTTCCATTTGTTTCCTCTATTAGCCGTTTGAGATGCGATCTACTTATTTTACCACCAACAAATCCATTATAATATTTATTGGGATAAAGAAGAACATCATTTTCAACTTGGTATTTTATTTCAAAATAACTCATCTCACCTTTTGTATAACACAGTCGAAGTATTTCTCTGTAGAAAAGAGAAGAGTCATTGGCTTCTGCAACAAGTGACTTGAGTTCTTCATTTGACCCATAATAAGACTGCCAATCAGATTCAGAAATAACCTTTCTTTTTCTTGTTTTACCTTTGAGTGGAGATTTTGTACGAGTTGAAGTAAAGTTTTTCTTTCCAATATATGACATTTGGTTTGAAAGGTTTGTGATTTGATACACAAACCCACAAACACCGTTTTTCACATGTTCCTCATAATCCTCACTTGTAAACGGTTTGTCTTTATAAAACCAAGACATTAACAATCAAAGTCTTCGTCATAATTATTGTATTCTCTATAGTCAACTATTTCTTGGTATAATTCGCCGCAATAAGGACAATAGTTTACCTCGCTACTTGGATGATTTTCATAATCAACAAAAAACTCGGCGTCACAACTTCCACATCTCATCTATTTTCTCCTTATTCTTGAGCCCAGACGTCCGCCCAGGTTCCGCTCAAAGCACCTTTTGCATAATCAGTAGACCTGTTTTCGAAAAA